CTTAATCTTGAAGGCTTTAAGTTTACCTCTACCACCAAGCAAGAACTGGTCAGCAACCTATCAATAGCTATGGATAACCAGACAATACACTACCCTTCTATACCAGAGTTAATTGAAGAACTTGAGATATATGCTTACGAGCAGCGAGCCAATGGACAGTTCAGCTATTCAGCACCAGAGGGCTTTCACGATGATGAAGTTATGGCACTCGCTTTGCTGAATAGAGCTATGAACATTAAAACTGTACAATATGGTGGCATCAGGTAGTTTGCTATAATTAAACTATAAACAGGCGAAAATATGGAACAGATGAAGCGACTCATTGCTACGCTAAAAAATAATCTTGTTGAAATCTGGCTGGCATTGCTGCTTTTTGTTTTGATACCCTTGACTGTTTTTGTATACATTGAGCCTGTAGTTGGTATTTTGTTATCGCTTGTCGCACAAGCAGTCGTGCTAGTATTATTTATTCGGAAAAAAGGTAACTAGATGGGCATAATTGCCAAAGCCATAGGCACAAAAGTACTTGACACAACACAACTGCAGGATGTTGGTTGGCACGCACTAAGGCCTAGTGGTTCAACCACGTATGAGATTTATAAGTCTAATGACTACGAGAATGTGTACCCTTCTGTTTCTAAGATTGTAAATGCTTTTATGGTGATTCCGCCGTTTGCTATTAACGAGAAGAAAGACCGTGTACCTAAAGCCAACGCAGTAGAAAAGCTGTATCACCCAAACCAGCAGATGAGTTCCTTAGACTTTCGTGAAGCATTGGCTGTTATGTATCTCATCCACCCACGCACACATATCCTTGTATGGCATTATGAGGACGGCGTACCTGTCGCAGGTGGTGAGATTACACCAGATAATATTGCTGGCTATACCTTCTTAGAAAACGCCGTAGAAACAACGGTGAAGGGCGTAACTACCTATAACGTCAATGGTAATACGTTCACCAACAAGGAAGTTATAACCCTTAAAGGTATGTACCCATACGACCTATCCCGTGGCTTTGCGCCTACTGAATCAGCTGCACGATGGGCTAGAATTGATGACTATATTGCAGACTACCAAGCGGGCTTCTTTAAGAACGGCGCAATACCGTCTGGGCAGTTTATTATTACCGCTTCAACTACCACCGAGTTCAACGACATTGTAGATACTATGCAGTCTCGTCACCGAGGTGCTGGCAAGAATAACAACATAACCTATAGTCATCAACCTATTGACCCAAACAGCGGCAAGCCAACTGATGCACAGATTAAGTGGATTCCGTTCAACGTAGATAACAACAAGCTCGATTTGGGCAGCGTCTTTGAGCAAGTCAACCAGAAGCTTGACAGTGCGTATGGCGTACCAGCTTCAATCAGAGGCGTAGGTGAAAATAACAACTTTGCTACCGCACAGATGGACAGGCGAAACTTTGTAGAGAATATTGTAGACCCTCTGGCTATGAAGATATGGACACGCTTTACTTTTGAGCTGAACCGTATTACTGGCGGTCTTGGCTATGCGATTACTTATGACCTAGAACTACCAAGCGTTTCAGAAGATGAGAGAGTACAAGCAGAGACAAATAAATATCGCATGGAAACCGTCATAGCTGGCGTGCAAGCAGGTTTTGCTGTCGATGCGGTAGTCAAGGCGATTGATGCACCAGAAAGCTTTGAGCTGCTCACAAACGCTTATACGCCACCAGAAGAAGCTGATGACATGGACGTAGACACTGGTGATGAGGTCGACGATGCGCCTGACCAGCCAGCAATCGGCGAAACTATATCAGAAGTAGATAAAAGTTCGGGAAAAGGGGAAGCGATAGGCACAAACCCAAAAGGGAAAAACCTCAGTCCTGAACAAGAAACGATAACTGAGCAGCAGTTGTATGTTGTAGCAAAGCGGTTAATGGAAGCCCAAATAGACAACGCCCTGCAAGATACGAAAGCTATTGGCGACCCAACCAAAGCACAACTAGATGAGTTTGTCACAGAAGCATTAAAGATAATCACGCAGCTTTTGATTGCACAGGGTCAGATTGAACAGGCAGCACAACTTCTACTCATTCAGCAAGCAGGGCTTGAATCTAACGTAGGTGCATTTAATCTATCTACTAGCCAGGTAGACCGCTACAGAAACTACTTACGAAACGTGGGTAACTCATACAGTAGCGATACCACCAGAGCAATTAGAGAAGTACTTGAAAGAGCCAATATTGAGGGACTGACCGCACAAGACATTAAGCGCAACTTGCGTGAACTGACACGGCTAGAGGATTACAGAGTAACTCGACTAGCTCGAACAGAAACAGTCCGTGCAGGCGGCAACGCTTCACTGTTTAGCATGGAACAGATTAACGAAACGGTTGACGCAACCATCTACAAGGTATGGACAACTACAAGCAGTAAGCCATGCCCTACGTGTGCAGCCCTAGAGGGTAGTCGTAAACCTGTAAATGAAGCGTTTGTTGATGCTGGTGGTTCAGTTGAGGGTACTGACGGTGGGATTTATCTAAACAACTTTGTAGCGGCAGACATTGCTTCGATACACCCAAATGATAAATGTGTCATTACATACGAAGTGGTACGCAATGATTGATTTACGTTGCAAATACTGCGAGAGGTTTTTGAAGATAGAAGCCGAAGGGACGGTAATAGCAAAGGTGACCTGTCCTGACCGTAAATGCAAAAAAGTTAATAATATAAAGATTGTGAATGGTCAATCTTCAGAAGAAGACATCAGATACAAGTTTAAGGGAGTGATAAAATAATACTATGGATGATTACAAAGTACGATGGGGCGAAACGTTCGACTTTCTTGTTGAGGTATCTGATGACAGCGGTGCAGTTAGTGCAACGTTATGGATTGCAGAAGATACAGACACCTACCCTATAATCACAAAAACAGATGTGTTTACTGATAATGTAGCAGACTTATCTGTGCCTGCTGACGAGATGGAAATTAACCTTGGCGATTACCACTATGAGTTCGCTATTACCTATGATGATGGACGTGTTGCTAAGTTCCCTAGCTGCAATAGCGATTGTGACGATTGTGATGATACATGCGAACTACCAACCCTAACCGTTTGTGACAGCTTAGAGAATGGAAACAGCAGCTAATGGCTCGCTTCATAGTAAAAGACGACAATCGGCCTTATAAGGTCAAGCAGCACAATAATCGTGTGAAGGTTGTTACTGCTGCTCGTGGCCCTCAAGGTATACCAGGCCCAGTAGGTGAAGTGACAACAGCAGCCGTCAGAGCTGCCGGTGCAACTATGAACGCTGATACCTCTCTGACTGGCAATAGCTATTTCTTGAATGAGGCAGGCCTGACCAGTAACTCTGCTACTAAAGTGCCGTCACAGCAAAGCGTCAAGGGGTACGTTGATTATGCAACTACTTTGATAACAGCCGCATTAGTCACCAAAACCGATAAGGCAACACTAACAACTAAAGGTGACATATACGCAGCCACCGCATCTAGCACACCAGCCAGACAAGCTGTTGGCGCTGATGGAACAGTTCTGTCTGCCGACTCAACAAAGACAACTGGGCTTGCGTGGAAATATAAAGGCAAAGAGATTGATGCTCGTGACTACGGTATCGTTTCAGACTGTCGCACAATACTTGACGCTAACATGGCGATTGGCTCCGCTACGCTTACATCTGCAACCGCAAACTTTGTTGCTGGTGATGTAGGCAAGGTTATAATTGTAGGACTTGCTGGTTCTTCTAAGGTTACACTCCGCACTACTATCCAAAGCCGCACAAACTCGACTACTGTAGTCCTGGCTGATGCAAACGCTTCTGGTGTAGCTGTAGTCAATCAACCTGCAGGAATTGGCACAGACAATGGCCCTATGCTATCTAGCGCCCTAGCAGCAGCTCGAACGGCTAAAGTACCGCTGCGCATACCAGCAGGCGACTATGCAGTAAATAGCCAAATAGTTTATGACCACACAGCATACCCTAACCCGTTGATTATCAAGGGCGACGGAAAGGGTATGACAAAGCTGTACCGCTTCTTAGATGATGCATCTACTGACATGATTTTCTTACAGGGTCGTGTCGAAACAAACGTACCAACTTTGACAGCGACTGCTTCTAAAGGAGCACAAACCCTGACAGTTAGTAGCACCGCTGATATGTCTAAAGACCAGTGGATTGAAATGACTGATACATCTCAGGCTATCTTAGGTAGTGGTACGAGCCCATCACAAGTAGCAGTTGTTGGTGGCTTCGTAAGAGTGCAGTCTATCAACAGCGCTACATCTGTAACGATTAGAGGTATGCTTGCAGACAACTTCAACTCAACTACAACTTCCCTACGTCTTATGCAACCACCTGACGCTGTACTAATAGATGGCATTGACTTTATAAACCCTACCCCATTGTGCCAACAGAACGGCGCTACTATTGCCTACATCATCGGCTGTAAAGACGTACAGATTAGTAACTGTCGTATTATCGGCTTTGATTCTAACGGCTTCTCATTACAAAAGTGTGTTAACGCCAAACTGCTGAACATAGACATTATTGAGAGTAATGATGATTCAACAAACGTACCATACCCACTATTATTAAGAAGTAGTACTCATGTTCTGATAGATGGCTGTACTATGACTAATGGTCGTCACTTGATAACGACTACACAAGGTACTACGTCCTTTGGCGCACAGTTCGTCGTGATGAGTAATTGTATTGCTAGAGACTGCACCAACTCACCGTATGACATACACCCAGGCGCTAGTCGCTTTACGTTCATCAACTGTACTGTGACAAATGCCTCCACAACATTTGTGACTAACCCACGCACTGGCACAGTCACCAACGGTGAGGGTGAGGGCTTTAAGATACGTGGCCCTGAGTGTGCAATCATCGACTGTTACATAGACAGCGTTAATAAAGGTATAACCATTTACGATAGCGCACATGATGTTGTGGTCAGAGGCAACAGGATTAGAAACTGTGCAATCGGTATCTACACCATCAACTCTAATGATGGTATCTTTGAAGATAACCTTATAATCGACCCACGCACTAGCGGTCTTGTAATTGACACCCCTACAGGTACATACGCTGGCACTATCAATAAACAGCAGATTAGAAATAACCGAGTAGACGGCAACCCATCAACGGGTGCGTATGTGTTTACTCTTTGGGATAACGGCTTTGTAGTTGAAAACAATACCGCACCTGATGCAACTACAAAAATGAGTGGACGAAGTGTAACTACAATTGCTTCTGCAGCAACGCTTACACTCCCTGCATGGCAAGATACATTCCAAGTTACAGGTACAACCAACATATCTGCTATGACCGTACACCAGAACTATCACGGTAGAAAAGTATGGCTACGCTTTGCTGGTGTGCTAACCATGAGTTCAGGTACAGGCTTAGTGATGAAGTCTAGCCTCACAACCGCAGCAGGTACAACGCTTGAGCTAATGTGCGATGGTACATCTTGGTATGAAGTATCAAGAGGTGCTGTAGGTGACTTAGTTGGCCCAGCAAGCGCTACAGACAATGCTATAGTTCGCTATGACTTAACGACTGGCAAACTGGTACAGAACAGTTCAGCTACCATACAAGATACTGGCTCAATCTATACACCTGGTATATACAACGGCACCACTAACACCAATAACCTGCCAATTGGGGCATACGATAATACGCTTTCAGCTTCTAATACTGGTCGCATCCAAATCAAAACACCTATAACATTCTCCGAGAGCTTCAACATACCAGCTGTGAACACAGGCTTTTTCAACGAGTGGTCATTCAACCTCTGGCGAGTAACTGGAACGCAAACTGTTACCAACAGTGGTAACTTAGGTGTATCACGAGTTCTAAGTGCTGAACATACTGTTGTGACTACTAACGCAGCGCAGGTATTCTCTGCAATGGAAGTTTTTAACGCATCGTATACATACAAACCGACCACCTCAGTGAGTATTACTGACAACGGTGCTGACTACCGTGGCTTTTTCGCTTCACCAGTGCTAGAACCGAGTATAAGCACAGCAAGCACTATGACAGCATCTAATTTTGGCGGTTATGTTGCTAATCCTAGAGTAGTCATAACAACAGGTTCACACGCCTCTGCTGCTGTCGTTGCAGCGGAGCTGTACGGCTTCCGTGCAACAGCAAGTGTTGGCAATCAATCAACAGCAACGAATGTGTATGGTTTTAAGGCCGATGGATTTATCTTGGCTGGCACAGGGGCGATTACCAATGGTTACGGCTTCTTTGCTGCATCTATGACAACGGGGGTAAATCGTTACTCAGCTCGTTTTGATAACCCAGGTACATCTGGAGCAACAGATTACATCACATTGTGGGTAGGTGGTAACACCGACTCAACAGACGCAAAACACGGTATTGTATTCGGTGCTTCTAAGGACACAAACCTGTACCGTTCAGCGGCTAACACACTAAAAACTGATGACCAACTTATCGCTCGTATGCAGCCACGAGTTACTTCAATTACCTCATCGGCCACACCGACCATAAACACCGATAACTGTGATGCTGTTACTATTACCGCTTTAGCGACTGCAATAACCTCAATGACTACTAACCTCACTGGAACACCAAACAACTTTGACGAACTCATATTCCGTATAAAGGATGATGGGACAGCTAGGGCAATTACATGGGGTTCGAGCTTCGAAGCCAAAGGCGTGGCACTACCGACTACTACTGTTCTCGGTAAAGTATTAACAGTTGCATTTATCTACGATACTGTGACATTAAAGTGGGGCTGTGTAGGCGCAGCACAAGAGGCGTAATGTCTAGGGCGCTAAAGATGATGGTAGGGCACAGCCCTGCTACCGTAGTTGTTAATACGCCAACTATACTAGACGCTGCACTCTACACACCTACTAATACCTGTACATCAGGCTCTATCTCACCAAGCGCTAACTCTATGCTTGTTGTTGCTTGCAGCGGTAACAACGTAGCTGGTACGCTTGTCTTTCAATCTACTACGCTATCAAATGTTGGTTCTTGGAGTTATACGACACAAGTAGCCGCAGGTAACACTAAAATAAGAATAGCTTGGGCTAATATTACTGGCTCACCTGGTACAGGAACGGTTACATTTAACGGCTTTGGTACGCCAGGTGCTACAAGAGCCGTCATGCACGTTATAGAGGTGTCTAACGGTGCAACTGTAGCTCAAAGTCAGACAGGTACACAAACCTCAACTACCCCATCTATTACGCTTAGCTCAACACCAGATGTAAACTCTGTTGTGATTGCAGCAATATCCCATGTATCAGCAGCTACTACCCCAGGAGCAAGCTTTACAGAACTCGCAGAGAATAACGGTAACAGAGGTATGCAATCGCAGTATGACGCTGGTTCTGCAACTACAACCGTCAACTGGACATCAAGTAGCACAGACCATAACATGGTGGCTATTGAAGTAAGAGGATAGTGTTACAATAAAGGTGATTAAAGTCATCTAAGGAGTAGCCATGCAAGAACAACCAGCCAAAGTAGAGGTCGGTGTAGACCTTATAAACGCAGTTCTTAACTACCTAGTAGAGCAGCCATACAAAGATACAGCACCACTTATCAACGCTCTAAGCCAGTTACAGCCTGCACAAGCAGAAACCCCTAAAAAAGCCTCAAAGTAGTCAACTGGCTCTACAGGGGCAACTGGTGCAGGTTGTTCGCTTTCAGTCGGTGCAGGTGTCTCAGTAGCTTGCGCTGCTTCTTCGTCTGCA